TCTCCTCGCTGGAAAAGTTCGATACAAATATCTTTGTAAGGTTCTTCATAAACTGAAGCCTTCTCTTTTTCATTTCCAGGTAAGAATCCTATGTCTCTAGTAGGTACAGCACTTCTTATAATTACTAGTTTTTCGTATAAACCTTTCGTCATATCATCAAACGCTAAGTAAGACGATATAAACGTTTTTCCAGTTCCTGCTACTCCATGCAGCATTAGGTTTTTAGTACTCTCGAAAGCCACTACTTGGTTTTTAGTGAGTGGTTCGATCTCTTGTAAATCTAAGTTTGCTCCCGCAAGAGTCTTTCTTTTTCTAGCCATAAATTTATACTTTTCTTCGAGTGTCCTTTAGTTTTTCTTCGGAGTACTCATATAATAACCAAGGCAATCCGCCGATGTGTAAGACTCCTGCCCAAGTCATTTCTTGAGCGGGAGGTCTTGGTACAGTAAAAGGAAAATTAATATCCTTTAACCATATAACAGAAGCTACATCTTTTAACTCTATTTTTCGTATTTTGTAATACTTTAATGCAGCATTAATTGTTTTTTGATAAATAAAAGGAGTACCGTTACTATCAATGAAACATTTTTTATTCGTCTGCTTTAATATTCCAATTAGCGAATCTATAGAGTGTTTAAGTGCTAACAGCTCTGTAAAAGGGGTTTGTAACCGACGTATGCCCAGACTTAGTCCAGGCATATTTTTATCGTCGACTACTTCATTATCTAGAAATAATATACCATCTACACTCTCCCAGTTACTATTAGGGAGAATAAAGACTGGAAACTTGATCTTCTTTATTTCTCTGTAAGTAATTATCACTGTTCATACATTTTTGCAAACTTACCCATAGAGTAGTCCTCTCCAACTTCAAAGTCACACCCTACTGGAGCGCCTGATATAGAGATTCCTCTGTCTAACTGTATAAACTTTTCCAGAACTTCTGAATAAAAATCTATCTCGTCATCTGGTACTTCTGCAAGGATTGAGTCATGTACAAGTGCAAAGATTCTTGCCTTCATGCCTTGAGACTTTATAAACTCTCCCATATCAATAGCTCCTAGAAGGTTGATATCAGAAGCAGCAGACTGCACCAGAAAATTAAGACCAGACCTAATGCTATGACTCTTGATGCCTGCGTCGGTCGATGAGACATTAGGCAATCTCCTTTTACGGCCAAAGAAACTATATATGAATCCATTGTGTTCAATGAACTTCTGATTATCGTCAATCCACTTTCTTAGTTTGTGGAAAGATTTAAAATAATCATCAATAACTTCTTTTGCCTCTTGCTGGCTAAAATAGGTTCCAGAATCTTTAGTAACTTGTTCACTAATCTTCTTCGGCCCTGCGCCATACATAATACCAAATGTCACTGCTTTTGCTGCTTGACGTTGTGTAGGATACATCTCTGCAACCTTTTCGACATTACAAGACAACTTAAATACTGTCTTTGCAATTGTACTGTGAAAGTTACCCCCGCTACGAAACACATTCATTAGTGCTTCATCATTCGCAAGTTTTGCAGCAACATATACTTCTGCCGTAGTTAAGTCCATAGCTACAATCTTATGACCTGGAGCTGCTTTAATACACCCTTTTACAATAGGATTATCTCTAGGCAACTGTTGCATGTTCAACTTACCACTACTCGATAGACGCCCAGAAGTTGTGCCATGCAGATTAAAATTTGTTCTTAAACGCTTGTCACGATCTAGCTGAGGAATAATCTTATCAAGATAAGTATTCTTAATCTTAGACTTCTGACGAATATCGAGAATAAGTCCCGGCACTTCTGATTGAGCTTCTAATTCTTTTAATACTTCGGCATCCGTAGAGTCTGCCCCAGTACCTGTTTTCTTGCCAGTAGGACGAAGTCCGAGCATATCAAATAACAACTTACGAAGTTGCATTGTGCTGTTCGGATTGAAGTCCTTATTTTGTATCTCTTCAAACTTACGAATTTTTGGATTTTCATATAAAGTTTCGATAGCTCTATCAATATCATGCTGCATTAGTACTTGGGACTTTTCCAATCGTATTCTATCGAAAGGGACACCATTATCTTGGGTATCTGTCAAAAATCTACAACCGGGGATAAGAATGTTTTCGTATACCCAAGCCAACTTCTTGTTCTGCTTAATTTTTACAAACTTCTCGTAGATTAAGAAAGTGCATAAAGCATCCATAGCAGCATATGTTTTCATTACGTCAAAAGGAATTGACTGCCATTGAAAGTCTCCCTTCAATACGCCAGTTTCTTTTCGGTACTGTTCGATCCAATCGTACATTGGCTTTTCGTAGTCTCCATAGGGAGTATACTTTAGCGATAACTGTTTAAGGCCGTGTCCTCCGGGATTCTCGTCTATGAGGTAATGGAGCAACATGGTGTCTTCAAAGTTTGGAAACTTAAAGTTAAAGTGGTACTCAAAGAATGCCATATCAAACTTAGCATTATGAAATACTACAATCTTCTCTTTGAATAACTTTTCTAGTAATGATTCTATTTCTTCATCAAAGCACTCTGTATCTATGTATGCGGCTTTTACCCCATCATACGATAGAGACATGCCAAGCATATGGCCGTTACGTGGATAAAGTCCTGTGGTCTCGGAGTCGAGAGCAATATACGCACCTTCGTGTTTAATTGCGTCCCGAATGAAATCTTTTGCTTTCTCCGTGTCTTGGATACCGAATGCAATGCTATCATCTATAATAACCTCTTCAATTTCGCCTCTAATATAAGCAATGATACTTTCTTTTGAGGACTCCCAAGTATTCCGAGCTTCTGGCTTAAATGCCAACATAGCTGGATTAATTACTGGTAAGTACTTGCTTTCTACTTTTTTACCTGAGTACTCTGTTACAGAAGTAATTTTAGTAAAATACTTCAAAGCATCAGAGCCTACTAGAATAATCCAGTCGTACAATTCTGTATCAATCTGAATATCACAATCTCGCTTGAGTACTTTTTTAAGAGTAGGATCAGAACATAGCTGATACTGGTCAAAGTCAAAAGCGTGGTCAAATTCTGTTTTAAAGTTGGTTCTGCTTGGTTTGGTTTCTATTAGAGCAACCCTTGGGCTCGTCATATACATACTCCTATGCGTATAGTTTTTTCTTTAGTTTATCTACCTGTGATTCTGTTAGTCCTCCTGGGTCTGTATCAGGAATATTTACATTTACTGTCAGTAAGTCTATTCTCTCACACATATCCTTTACATTTACAGCGGCGGACTGTCCCGCTTCATCACCATCAAAGAAGATTACTGCTCGCTCTACTCCTTGTAGTCTAAGAATAGATAGCTTATCTTCATTAATATTCCTTGTGCCAAAACAACATACTGCATTTGTTAACCCTTTATCATGCAGATTTACCATATCGTAGATTCCTTCTACGAGAATAACACTGCCCTGTATCGGCTCTACTTTAGCGGGATACAGAGGCATTCGCGCCCCAGGAGGGCTAATAAGATACTTTGGAGTACCTCCTGTCATATGTCTTGCATTAAATGCTACAATTTTTCCAGAAATATCACGAACAGGAAATACTATTCGGCCTATAAAGGCGTCGTGATCCTGAAAAACTTCAAACTTACGATAGGTCTCTGGCTTTATATTTCTCCAGTTTCCTACATAAGGTAATGCACTTTGAGGAAAGGGCAAGCCCACACTTTCAGCTCTCTTTTCACGAATTTTTTTCTTTATAAGTTCCCTGCGTAAGTGTAGAAAACTTGCCCTTTCTCCAAAATGCACAAATAAATTTCCCTTGTAACCACAAGAGAAACAGTGAAAGATCCCAGTAATTTGATCCACTCTCATACTGGGATTACCATCATCATGTTCAGGACTTAGACATGATACTACATAGTCTTTGCCCTTAGGTATATATTCAACTTGTTTAGATTGTAATAATTCTTCTACGTTCACTAGCAGCCCTGATCAAAATCTTGCCATTCATCATATTCGGTAGGTTCATTATAATCATCTTCTTTTAAGAAATAATGAACGGTGTCATCTTCAATAGCGTTCTGACACGCCTGATAATAGTCTACATGCTCATCATCTAATAGATGAAAATATATACTAATACGATTAATCATTGTTTTTGCTAAATCTATGTTTCCTTCAGCCATTGCCCCTTCTAGTATATCAAACAAAGGGCCCACTTTTACTTCTACCCTGGGAGAAAGACTCATCCTTCCTTCTCCAGGTCCCATACACCTCTACGATCTTGTACTTTGGGAATTTTATCTCGTTTTACCCACAAATGCCCGTTCTTTTCTGCATCTTGAAATACAAGTGCTGTAATGAAAAAAGCCCCTACTACAAGTAGATGTGCCGCTGTACTTCCTAATCCGAAGTATATAGTCTGACCGGCATAGATTGTAAATACGGCCGTCCACATAACGGATAAATAGAACATTAAAATAAACTGTGTAAATGCGTTTGGTATATGACGTAACGGATTAATCTTTAGGTCAAAGAAAAACTTATATAAATCATACACCCAAAATCCTACTGTTTTCATCTTCTCATCCTTGCTAAATCTCTCATCTGTTCTTCGTCAATGACTGGGATTGCGTTTGACTTGTGCATGGTTCCGATACCTTTAACAAGGGTTCCCGTGTAACGTGGCGCCTCCACTCTAGCGGCAACTCCAGTTGTTTCTGCCACAGAAGCGTATTCGGGGGTACTTCTTCGGTACGCAAGTCTGCTAATGTTAGTGATATGCCCAGTCTTGTGAGATATAGTCTTTCTTCTAGTAACTTTCTTTTTTCTGCCTGAGACAGTGTGACGCATTGATCCATGTATGACTCCCATAAAAAAACTCCTGCCAATAGAAGATATATTATACCAAAAATCAGCAGGAGTGTCAAGAACTATTTTTAGATGTCGTTTATTTCTTCACCAGTTTTGTGGGCGTCTTCCTCCCTTTCATCTGGTGTAAGTGCTGACTCGGGGCCGATTTTTAGAGTATCCCAGTCCATAAAAGAAGTGAAGGTTCCCATCTTACCACTTCTCATCTTTGTACAGTTAAATGTCATAATAGCATCCTCTGTTTTCCAAGTATCAATTGTGAACGCAGCATCCGCTGCATCGAGAATACCTTTGGCGAAGCGAGCTTCCCCTGTGGCATCTATTTGATACGGGCTATAAACGGGTACTTCATACTCCTGAGCCATTGATTTCAATGCTTTACTTACTTCAATCTGCTCAGTCCAGTCATACTGTCCAGCGCGAGAAGGAAGATTGGAACGTTTTACTTGGTTAATATAGTCAACAATAACTACACCAACATTCATAGTACTTTTGATTTTCTTATCTAATTCGGCTCTGATCTTTGATAGAGTAAGAGAAGCATCATAGACTACATCTAGCTGTTGAGTCGGGAGAAGCTCACAGCTAGTCTTTAGCTCGTAGTGTAGACGATCGAAGTCTCTGTGTTCTTTGTACTCTAAGTATTTATCATCGCCCTCTACAAAACGACTTGCCCACCAAGCCGCAACTTTTTCCCATTCAATCATACTAAGATTTCTCTTTCGTATTTTCTCGTGAGAAACTCCAGTAGAGATAGAACAACATCTTTGTAAAATCTCTCGACTATCCATTTCAATAGTAAAATAGATTGCCGATTTTCCAGTTTCGTAAACAGTGTTTGCAATGTTACAGCACGTTATGGATTTCCCTGACCCCCGTTTGCCTCCAACAAGAATCAAATCTCGGGGAGAGAACTTGAACTCTTCATCAAACGCAGCATTAAGCCCGAGGGGCAGGTACTTGTCCAATTCCTCTTCTGCTGGGAACAGGGAAATACGTTGCATACTTTCCTGCGGCTGTTCTAGCTCTACTTTATCTTCTATGTCTAAAACAATCTGGTGCAGATGAGATACTGACTCTTCCGCATCTTCAAAAGATATGGAGTGGTCAATATAAGTCTCAAGAGACGAAAGAATTTCTTTCTGAGTAAACTCATTCTTGAGATACTGAAGCAGCATAGAAGGCTCTGCTTCAACTTCCATTGCTTCGATAGCAAGAAGTTTTTCTTGTGTAGCACTATCTCGTATCTCGTACTTTAGCTCTTCGAACGTAGGTACGGAATGGTACTTCTGTGAGTGTCCATCAATGATACTAAAAATAGTGTGGTATTCGTTGGGTAAATAATGCTTACGCAGATAACTCCAGGTATCAGCATCCTGAAGCGTAACAATCTGTTTGATTAATGCAGAAGCAATATTCAATTAAGTTCCCCGAATACATAAAAAAAGCAACCGCAACGCACCCGCTACGGTTGCTCAAAAGAAAGTCTACTTAGCTAGCAGCCTTTTCTTTCTTAGCAGCACCGTCATAGTCGGAAGCAGAAATGCCTCGACGAGTCAGCATAGTCTTAACACCGCGAGCAGTCTTGCCGATTGCCTCTGCGATCTGTTCAACAGTCATTCCAGATACATCACCGAGGTCTGCCAAGGGATCTTCCTTAGCTCCACCTTTGGTGTGCTCTTGACGTGGAATAGCGTCGATTTCACCTGAGCGAAGCAGGCTAAGAGCCTTACCACGAACAGAGTTTACAGAACGATCAAGAGCTTCTGCAATAGCTTCAACGAACGCACCGTCGTTTACCATGGCGATAAACGTAGCTTCCTCTTCAGGAGAGTAGGTACGAACAGTCTCAACCTTAGGAGCAGGCTTGACATGATCGGTTAATTCCATAGACAAAATCTTGCCCTGGATTGACTTCGCTGAAAAAGCGCCGTCTTCAAAATGCTCAGCAATTTGAGCATAAGTGTACTCACCGCTGTTGTCAGAAACAAAAGCAGCAAGAGTAGCTTCTTGATCTTCGCTAAAAGCACGCGAAGCTCGAGCAGAAGCCAGTTCTACATCATAACCCATCTTTCGCAATTTGCTAGAGACAGAACGAGTAGAAGTTTCGAGGTTGTCTGCTGCTTCTGCAACAGTATTTTGTGATACAGGGGTTTCGTCACCGACGAAAGCTGTTAGTTGAGCTGTACGCTCATCAGTCCACTTAGGAAGTGCCATATTTAGTTCTCCAAATAGGATTTTAAATCCGTAATAATTTTTATGCCAGAGTCTCTGGCCTGTTTAGTTTTTGACGATTCAATACCGCTTTCATTCACAAGAATCGTTACGTCTTTTGTAAGACTAGACTTTACTTCATAGCCCAGTCTCGACAAAGTTTCGTTTGCGTCAGCTTTCGTTTTGAAACTCTTCAAACGTCCACTAATGCAAACTACTCCTTTAGTTTCTACTTTTTCCACCGATGCAAATTTAAAATCAAAAGGTAAGTACCCATCGTAGAAAGTGTAGAACTCATCCATGAGCCAAGACATAAGATTCTCGGTAGCTTTTGGGCCTAATCCGGCACGCATACAAGTGTCTGTATTTATTTCAGTAATATTTTTAACAGTCTCAGACAGCTTCTTCGTTGCCGTTTTTCCGATTAATGGAATACCAAAAGCAGGCAGCACTAAGTCAAGTGGGGCAGACTTTGAATTGTCTATCTCACTTTTCAACTTGAGTGCAATTTTTTCAGAACTTAAAGCTGAAGTCATATACTCTACGTCGAGAGTGTATACTTCATCGAAGTCTTGAATACCCAGCTTTTCTACAGCCGCAGGGCCTAAGCCCTTAATTTTCAGAGTTTTTGCAAAGTGCTCTATCTTCTTTTGCTTTTGAGCACCACAAACGGTACTCTTGCAATATAGAAGTTGATTCAGCCATTCCAGGTCTGACCCGCAGGACGGGCAGTCTGTAGGAGGCATGATCGCTCGCAGCATTTTGATTCTCCGAAAAAGTAAAGTATATTATACGAAAAAGTGAGGTAAAAGTCAAGAACTATTTTTTCAAAGGTCAACACGTCGTAAAATTCGAGGAATAATTTCTCCACTACGAATAACTTCTACAGTGCAACCAATTTCCAGTTCTAAGGAGCGAATGTACTCAATGTTGTGTAGAGTAGCTCGGCCCACAAGAGCGCCTTCCACTTCGACAGGATCAAGTATGGCTACTGGACTGACTACCCCAGATTTACCAACTTGCCACACAACATCGAGCAATTCTGTATACATACCCTCTTTCTGCTCTTTGAGAGCAAAAGCGCCACGAGGATGGTGGGCTGTATGTCCCAGTTTATTGAAGGAATTAGTACAATCTATACGATATACAATACCATCCGTAGGATAGTTACTGTAGTCGAAGGTATCTACTGTGTTAAATCCTTCCTGGGCCAAGAAAGAAAGTGTCTCAGTGTATGTAGAGTGCTTAACACCCTGCATACCATAGGCCACAAAAGTCAGTGGACGAGTACGAAACTCTTCCAGATCCTTGAGATTAAGTGACCCCGCTGCGACATTTCTCGCATTGGTGACGTTCGAGGGGCAAACTACTTCGCCAGTAATCTGTACTTCTCCCTTTAAGGGAATAGTAAGAGGAACTAGTATTTCTAGTTTGTCGGTAATCTCTCGGCCAAGATTACCATCCCCACGAGTCAATCCAAGTGCCAAGTGACCATTTACATATAGTAAAGACACTGCGGCACCGTCTAACTTAGGGCTAACTACATAGTCCGTTAAGTTAGTGGGAGCTTCTGCAAGATTGAAAAACTTTTGTAAAGAGTACATACGATACATATGTGGAACCCCATCAGTTACCTGATAGCCCACTTGATCGTAGTTATACTTTTTTACTAACGCATCAAACTCACTGTCGGATATTATAGGATAACCCGAGAAGTAAGCAATACTCGCTTTTTCAAGAAAATCACGCATAGTATCTCCCAAATTTGAAAGAATATTATACTAAAATTTTAGGTAATTGTCAAGAACTATTTTAAGTAAAGGTTATTTATTAGGTCCTGGAACTGTTCTTCTATTATCTCTTTGCTCTCGGCTAAAGATAGTATTTCAGTTAGGCCAACAAATAGTTCTCTAGAGTTATTGAAGTCTAGTGGCATAGCTATTCCTTCTGGTGTAGGTTTCCACTCTTCGTTAAAATCTAAATAGTATTTACGAAGATGCAAATATTCCACACCCCTGAAGGCACTTACAGTTAGCCGTACTTGTACTTCTTTGTCTTCATCGTAATGAATGACTTTTTCATACATTTCGGGGGCTTCATGTAGTAACATATATACTACCTCTCATTCTGTAAAACGGAAGCAAGAGGTATTACACTAGTAACATTCTCTGGTTTTAGTAGACGATAAGAATCAGTATCCCAGCAAAATAATAGCAAAGTGCTATCAGATTCTTTGGCTCTGTTCTTCTTGTCTTGTATATACGGGGTGGAAAAATCCAGGGTACATACATTATACTTTAGCTTATTTGAGTTCTCACTCCGATAAGTAATTATTGCGTCACCGCAATCCTTTACAAGGTCTGCTAGATCTTCTTTTTTCACAAGTACTCCTTAGGTAGCAGGTCAGTAAAATTTTTTACTTTGCCGAACTCTAAGGTTCTTTTTTCAGATAACAGAAAACCACTCTCCGCTAAGAGAGTGGTTTAAGTAAAAATTAATTAGTTACTGGTTACGTTACCAATAACTCCAGTAAAGTATTGAGCCGCTTTACCAGTTAGTTTTGAAACTACGTCTTCGTCTACTTCTTGTCCAGCGTCTGAGAGTGCAGCAATCAAGGCTTCTTGAGCAGCAGCTTTAGATACTCGTCCGCCTCCAGTACTACCGGCAGCTTTAGTAGCTCCACCGGCTGCAGGAGTCTTCTTAACGTAAACGCCAGCTTTGGTAAGAATCATACGAACGCCATTTGGAGATTCTTCTAAGTCTTCTGCGATTGCTTTGACAATCTCCATACTAGTTTCGGGGGTAGGCTCTTGCTCTTCATACATTGTTACTGCCTGAGCCTTCTTGTCGTCATCCCATGCCATTCTTCGTTTCCTCTTTGGTTGTTTTGAACCTGGGCAAGTACCCAAGCGGTTAAGTTGTTGTTGATAAAATCGGTCGCCCATTGGTTCCCTCACTTTTGAAATAATATTATACTTCAATATAAGGAAGTTGTCAAGAAATATTTTTATAAACGTGAGAAGTCAACTCCGTATTTTTCTAAATGCTCTAGGGAACCCAAGTCATACGCTAGAGAACTTGCAAAGAATCCTCCAGTCTCAATACCCCTAATCCAGAACTCTCTGTCAGTGTCGAAAGGCTCTCTTACCCATATTGTATAGCATTTTGCGCCATACTTCTTTTCATAGTTTGTATCTTTGAAACCAGCACTTTCTGCCTGAT